TGTTCTAGTTTTAGTAAATCTTTCTTATGCTGTAGGTCAAGCTGCCTCTGTTTACCTTGTTCTAAACCTTGTATAATCCCACTGAGTAAACCTCCAGCAGCCATACCTTTCGTACCCATAGCCATTCAAACCACCTCCTCTTTATGCGTTACCTGTAAGATACTGGTCATAAAGCATCATACCTAATGTTTGCCCAGTTTGACTTAATTGTTGTGACCCTTGTTGATATAGGTTAGTAGCCATATTCATAATAGGTTGTCTAGTAGCTGCTGCACTCTGTATCTGTTGACCAGCTAATGCTGGATTTGCTATACCTAGTGCTTTAGAAAAAGCATCGTCATACATCTTACCTGGTAAACTACCTATATCAGAAGCTCTTGTAGATTCTAACATAGCTAACGCCTTAGCCAAAGCACCCTCTCCTTTTACATTACTTTCTATACCTTTTCTGGCCTGTGCATACTGACTTTCTAAAGGATTTCTATAGTTAGCATACATAGGTAAAGTAGATGGGTCTGTTTTACCACTCAGTATAGCTTCTAGTTGTCCGTATGTCATATCCCTCATAGGTTGACCTTGATTATACAAATCAATTTGCATATTAGACAACCTTTCCATAGCATCCGCTTCTCTACCCATTATATCTGACTGTTCACTCATACCTAGATAGTTTAATAAACTAGAACCTCCTAGTAACCAGTAGGGAACATTAGATTTTGTAAACAGACCTCCTAAAGTAGACGCTAAAGCTCCAGTACCTCCAGCACCTATAGCTGAAATACCTCCAGCACCTCCTGCTCCACCAGCTAATCCACCAAAACCAGAAATAGTAGCACCTTCTAAACCTGTTGCACCCGCACTAGCTCCTCCTAAATAAGGAGCAGCTAAATAACCTCCAGCTGCACCTAACCCTAATGTACCTGGTTGTTGATACCAAGGGTCATCTCTTTTACCAGAGAAACCTAGAGTTAAAGGTTCTTCAACTAAATCTTCTAAACTCCACCCATTACCTAAACCTAAAGTCTGTGATAAACTAAAGCCCATCTTAACCACCTACCCTTTCTGTATAAACTCCCTCTCCCAAATCTGTGTAGTAACATAATCCTGCCTTAGACCCTCAAGCCTGTCAAATCTATCTTCTAACTGTGTCAGTATAATATTAAGGTCTACTATCAACCTCTTTAAATCCTCAGTAAACATCAGTCGATATGTAACTCCCTTCTTACTCAATGCTTAATGCCCCTATAGATACTCTGCTAGTAACACTACTCTCTATTTCAATTTGAGGACTTTTCAGAGATACTCCTTGTAGAACTCTACGTTTCTGAGTTTCATTGTCTGTAAAACTATGACTATAAGCAGAACTCCCGTTTGCTAAATAACGAACTGTAACAGTATTGCCACCACTATTGCCTATATCATACCTACCCAAACTAGGCATAACCTGTGTTAAGCCAGCTAGTTCTCTACTCTGAACTTTAAAGGTAAAACTAGAACCATTGTCATCTTCACCTGTTTCTAATCTAATTAGGTTTCCAGAAGTATCTCCAGCTACTAATCTGTTGTTGTATATATCTACAAAAGCTGATATAAATTGTTTACTGTAGTCAAAGATAGAAAACTTAAACTCATCAAAGTCATACACTAAGACCTTATTAGGAGTAGTATAAGTAGAATCAGCATATCCGTAAAACATCTTACCATTAAAATAAACAAGCCAGCTACTACCTACAGCCTCTAAATTAACTGGACTTACTCCATTTACAGATTCTCCTCTAAACAGTGGATCAACCTTATCTCTAGTTAAGCAAACCTCAGCTTGTCCGTTAAAAGCATAAATCCCGTCATAACTACCATACAGGATACCTTTCTCTGTAGCCTTAATAGCATGTTTAGAAGCTAATCCACGACTAGCCATTGTCTTAACAGGATAAAAAGTATCGGGGTCTGTTCCTTGTACCATATAAACAGCAGTTTTGGTAAAGATAAATATTAATCCTGCCCAGTCTACTAATGCCATAATAGTATCATTAGGAGTTCCTACATTGAAGTAGTATAAAACGGGAAAACTCTCTGGCCTACCTACTTTACTATAATAGACTGTATTACCTGTAGCTATAAAGATAACATTAAAAGCTCCAGGTCCAGCTATACTAGATAGACTAACAGCAGGGGGTATATCGTTATCTACTTCTATTAATGCACCTAAAGCACTATCAGCAGTAGTATCAGCATAAGTTACAGTTCCTATAGCTACTTCTGTTAGATAGTAGTAATCATTGGACCCAGACGCTCCTCCGTTTAAAGTTCTGTAAACCCTCACATGTGTAACCTGACTATCCGAAGAAGCTGTCCAGGTTACGTCTACTGTTTGATTAGCTGGACTAGCTACAGCCGAAGCCGAACTAGGATTACTCTCTGCTACTAGAGTAGAACCACTCTTCCTGATGTAGGTGTAACGGTAGTAGAAGCTGCCTGTTAATCCAGTACCAGACAAAGCTACTGTAGCTACATTAGCCGGAGCTGTAATACCCCAGTTTGTTACACTACTACCCTCTACCTTTTTATTAGCTGTTCCACTGACTAAGAGAGCCTCAGTAGCTATATTTCTCAACTTACAAACTCCTAGTGCCGTAACAGCAGAAATCCCTGTAGCACTTAAAGCTGTACCGTCTTTGTAAACATCTGTATCTACTGAGTAAATGAAACCCTGTGCTCCACCTATTAGGTCTACTCCTTGTGAACTATATAGGGTAGTAGAACCATTTCTACTCCTAACTAAGCCTTTCTGTCGGTAGTCAGCGTTTTGAGATAAACTAGTCTCATTTTCTGCTATCTGTTTTGAGTCGTTTAAGTTTAAGCCACCGTCTAGTTTTAGGTTCATATTACCATTCTACTGATATTACTGGAAACATTATAGCTGGTATATCAGCTCCAGTTTTTCTTCTGTTATGTACAACTGCTGCTGTATGTAAAGCTGCCCACAAAGGTTTGTATTTATTATACTTTTTTAAATCTGTTAAAGCTAACACAGTTCCTAAAGCACCTAAACCAACTTCACCTGTTGAGTTTCTACTCTGTACAAGAGGTTTAGCAATAGGATTACCTTCTTTATAACCTTTAGCAGTAAAATCTGCTGTTTGGTTTAAATCAGACAACATAGCTGATATTAACCAGGGACTTATATCAATAGTAAAAGGCATTTATACGTACCAAATTGTTATCCAGCCACGATTATAAAAAGTATCAGTATTAAATGCTGTAGAATCAAATAATCCACCACTTCTTATTGTTAAAGTAACAGATGATGATCCTATTTTAGTATAACCATCAGCTATAGTAGATGCCATACTTGTTATATCTAATGGATAATAAAACGCATTAGAATCATCCCTCACAAGAACATCTATACTTCTTATGTTGGATAATGTTAAACCGTGATTTACCAAAATATTATCGGAACCAGACCCACCTCCCGAATCATACATATTCCAATCACCAATTTCAATTACTTTAACCTTTAAACCATTATGCTGTTCAGCATTAAGATTAGTAACAACTGTCCCACTAGCTGCACCAAACAAACCAAAAATATAAGCAGATACTACCGAAGCATCATTAGAAAGAGCTATAGCAAAAACTCCCTGTTTAAAAGTACTAGGAACAGCCTTTAATACAGTAGTTGAAGTTTTTAAATAATCACCTCTAACAGTTGCTCCTGTTACCTTAACACTCCCTACATACCCTCCTGTAGCTACTAACCCTGTAGCCAAATTAGCTATAGTCTCTAACACCACTCCCAGAACCAAAACAGAACCTTCTGATGTTGTAGTAGTAAAACTATTATCATTGTTAGTATCTATTATAACTACATCTCCAGCTTCTCTACTAGAACCACTTCTATTAGTCAACTTCTTAACATTAGAACCAGACTCCTCTCTGGTCATACACTCAGACAAGGCAGTTTCTACCTCTGTACCTGTAAACCTTCCAGCACTATCTACCACCGGTATATGACTAGCTCTTATCTTAGTAATAGGTATAAACTGTCCTGACTGACTCTTTCTCTGGAAGGTGTCTGTACCGAAGTTTATATCTTCAAAACCTATTAAGCCTTTTTCTATACTCACTACTACCTCCTACTAACGCCAATAACTTGGATAGCTTGATGGAAGGTCTGCTAACTTCCTACTCCGCCTAGCCATTGCTCCTGCGTCATCCAACCTATACCGTCTAAGAGAATTCTGCTTACTCTTATACTTAGCTACCTGCTCTAAACCTGCTTCATACAGATTATGAAACATCTGTGCTATGTCCTTGTTAAAAAGGTCTGTTTCCATTACCAGAAGCCGTGATATAACCCTACACTCTATAAACTTAACTACCCACCTAGGCCATTCTATAGTCTGACTAGCAGAGGTCAGTGGTAAGGGTGTGTGTCTGTAAATTATCTGTAAGGCATCAGTAGATTCCTGTGCTCTTGTTACTATACCAAGATTAGAATCCATATCCTCAGTTACGCTAAAGATAACAACTCCGTAATCTGTAGCAGGATTTAAACTATCATTAGACCCATCTGCATATACTACCTCACCAAAATCAGAACTAGCCTCAGTAATACCGTTTACCTCTACCCTCGGATACAGGAAAAAGGTATTACTCTCCTTGTCTTCTATGTAGATAGCCGGCCTAGTACCAGAGATAGTTTTAAAACTCTGCCCTACAGAACCTATATCCTCCCTACTAATACAGTCAATCGGCTTGTTATCATACGCAGCGTAGAGTAACTCTGTATAATCATCAGGGAAGTAATGCCGAAGTCTGTTCTGTAACAGAGCATACAGAACTTCCCAATTCTGAGTTCCCGTATACCCACCTGTTACACTAGGCTCTACCCCTGCATCTACATGAGGTTCCCAAGGTTGAGTATAACTGTTAGAACCCATAAAGTTATAGACCACTGTAGATGGTTTAGCTATGTAGTCTTCTTCCCATAGGTGGGTGTAGGTATAACAACTAATAGCAGGTACAGCTAGATTAACAACACGTTCAAAGATAGAGGTTCTCAAAGCTACTTGCATACTAACCTCATCAAAGACCCTAATAATAGAACTATCTGTAAAGACAGAACTATTTGTATCCCTGATTAACCGTCTAATCCTTGTTAAGCTATCACTTAGTAGCAAGTTATTTCTCCTGTAGTTTTGTAACCTTATACGAAAGCTGTGCCGTCTTCTTACTATCTAACCCCAGACCTACAGAGTAGCTCTTAAAAAACCCCAAAGCCTTCTCTAACCTACGCATAGACATCAGTGTCATAGCTGCTGCATAATCCACTACTGGTCTAATCAAGCTACTACCTAAATCCACTACCTCATCATCTGTAGAAAGACTGGGTGGTAGGCACACGCATGACCCTTCTAGGCTCTGCCCGTTGGTACTAGGGTAAGGAACTACACGAATAGTATTCACCCCCACAGGGAAAAACACTCTCGGAGTACCCGTCCGAGTCATCCAGTTATAGTCCTCCCTAGCGAGCTTTGTCGGGTCTGCACCACCCAGTTCGTAACCTTCTGGTTGTAGGAGTAGGTGTTTAACCCACAGAAACTGTCCACCTTTACCTGGGTCTACCCTATACCAACTTCTGTCTGCAAACAGTGGTAAGGTAAACTCCTCAACATACTGTCCTGTAACTAAACAAACCTGCTCTAGTCCGTCGTTAATCCATTCTGTAAGTTCAGAGTCATTAGAACTATTCCAATACGTAGGACTAGAACTATCCTCACCTACTATGTCCATTACCATTAGTTTTATGTCTTGTAAAGTATAAGACACTATCTTCCTGTCTGTGGGGTTAAAGTCCCACCATGAAGTATTGTAGTAGTAGCACCACCATCAGACATCATTTTACTGTGTTCATGAGTACTAGCAAAAATTAAATCAGTTATTTTATGGTCTTCAGAAGACCAATCTAAGTCTACACCTTTAGGCCCATCAGGACCACTACCTTGAGGCCATCTTTCTTGTCTTGCCTCAAACATAGTACCTAAATTAGTATTAACTATAGCCCAATCGGAAATCCTATGTAACCCACTCTCATTATCTATGAGTAAACTTCTACTAATAATAGTCACTGTAACCTCCTTTAGTTAGTCTAAACACCTACTAACTCTGTTAATATAACTGGGTCTTTTACCCACCTATACGGATTAATTGGATAAACACCGTTTTTAATAAACTCTTGTTTTACTAACTCTTTATTCTGGTTTATATGCTCTACATTCATTAAATCGTAGTTATAAAAATAGTTAGTAATAACACTACCACCTGATTTTAATCTACTAATTAAATTTACAAACACACTACTAAACTTTTCTGGGTGTAAATGTTCAATAGCATCTAGTAATAATATCCAATCATAATTATCTGTTAGCTGAAACCCACAACTAATTTTATGTTTTTCACTTCTCCATTTAACAAACTCTTCGGCATAACTACCAGGAACATCAACAAAATCTACATAATGACCTCTCCTTGCTAACTCAAAACCAACTGGAGCAGAACCACAACAAAAATCTAAACCCTTTATAGGTACTCCGTTTGTATGATTAAACATAGACAATATTGCTACGTCATTCTTTTTAATTCCTGGATTACTGTGAAATATAACATTTCTAGCTAGTTGGTTTACACCTAAACCCCTGTAGTAATCTTCTAGATTATTTATATCAAAGTTACCAAAATTACTATCTTTGTACATAATAGCTAACTCTTCTAATTCATACATAGACTTACCACTAAACAATCTTGCATCTGTTTCATAATCTGATAAAGTAGAAAATACAGGTTTAGCTTTTTGTATATCAGAACGAGCTAACCACTCGTCTGTTTCTTTTACGTGTTTAGCAATATTCTTAGAAGTTATAACCTCCCTTTCAGTTTTTATATGCCCTAACTCTATAGAGGTATCACACCAAATTTCAAAACCAACCTGTTTAGCTTTTCTACAAACTTGTATATCTGTACCGTATTCAAACTCTGGTTCAAACCAGGGTGAAGGTATTTTGTCAAAAACCTCTTTACGTATAAGCATACAACCCCCACCAGTTACATCTACCTTCTGTAAACCACCAGTAACCTCTTCATGAGTTTTAAAGAAATACTGTCCGTTATATTCCTCCATGATTACAGGTTCACATTTACCTCCTCTTTGGTAATACAAAGCACCAATTATACCCTTTTTAGAATCAGCCTCTAAGTGACCAATTAACACTTTTAAAAACTCGTAGCTAGTATCCGGTCCTAGTGTTTTATTAATATCAATAACATGGTCATCATCTAACATAAGTATATAATCACTATCATAAACAAGTGCTGCTTGTACTATTGCATTCCTAGCTCTGAACTGTTCTGACTTACCTTTAATAGCTAAAAAGAAATCATACTCAGTATATCTTCTGCCTAAGTAAAAAGCAAATCTCATGTAATCTTCAAGAACTTCAAATGGTACGTCCCTATAACAAGGAATACCTATGCAAATAGATTTCTTTTTACTCATTTACTACCTCCTCTATTGGTGTAGGTCTATTAACAACCAATGGACTTAGTTCTTCTATTTTTTCAAATAAATCTAAAAACCCAGGGTCTATACCCCAATCTTTACACTGTTTCATTTCCACTGTTTGTAGAACCTGAACATTTTTTATACGTCTGTTACCACATTTAGAACAACTACCTATCTTATGGATGGTTGTTCTAAGTAATAACTCTTGACATGAGTCACACCTAACAACAGGGTCATTAAACCCTTCTTGTGATTTTGCATCGTAATCCATATAACCCCCTCCACTATTAAAAATATAGAGTCCCCTTTCTCTGTAAGTTAAAAGAGGACTCTATTAATTATTGGTCTACTTTTAACCTACAGACACTTCAAAAAGCAAGCTATTGCTTTAGTAGTATAAGACGCCTGTGCAGCTAATGCAAAACCACAACCGTGTATAACCTGAGCAGTTTCTGCTGGTGTTACACCCTCAAGACCAAAAATAGCTGTTAACCCACCAGCAAGTCTAGTACCCTTAGCAACAGCCGCTCTTGACTCGTGATATACATGTCCTGTTGAAGTTATGGTTCTGACTCTAACAGCACTATGGTAACCATAAACCTGTATAAGTCCGTAGTCACCAGCAGCTATAGTCTCAGCAGCTATACCAGCTATATCAATACCAGCAGCTACGTTCTCAGTTGCTGTAGCTAGTGTAACCCCTACACCATCAATATCTGTAGTCCAATCCCATATAACAGCCTGTCCATTTGTTAGTGAAGCAGTTGAGTAACTATTTCTTACTGTTATAAACATCTTCTCTGGATTACTACGATTAATTCTTTGAAATAACATCTTACTCCTCCTTTGTTGTGACTTACCTTTAATCCACTATAGATTAAAGAGTTTTGTTAGGAAGTTATACTCTGACTAACTCCATGAAGCACACCCTGTTTTCTCCTATTAGAACAGGTCATATTACCATACACCAGAATATGAGCTACCTTAGCATCCTGATTCTCAGGTTTTGTAAATGGTGTAGTTATAAAATTTGTCTGACTATCTACTATTAGATTAATATACTTAGTATTCAACATAAAAAATGTTGAGTAAGCATAAGAACCACTTTCATAATTCACACCCGTATACAAATCCGGTACCATTTCGTCCCAGTACATAAGACAACCCTTTTTAAACATAATATTATCAAACGCCAAACTACCAGAACTCTGCTGAATATATCTAGTCTTATCTGCAAGACTAGCCTCAAAGGTTTCATAACCAGTAGGGTCACAGAGAATCATATTAGGTAATCCACCCGCTCCTCTACTACACTGATTATAAACCTTCCTAAGTGCTGCTTGTAGTTCAACCCAGGTGTTAACAGAATCAGCTACTCCATCTTTGTACCTAGGTCTCCACCATGCGTTTGTTGACTGACTAAGTCCTCCTATAGAAATTGCGGTAGTGGGGTCTTTAGGAATCAGAAGTGCAAGAGGGTCTAAATCCTTCTCCCCATTACCAGCTACAAACACAGCACTAGATACAGTCTTACCCAGGAGTTGATAATTAATCTCCTCTGTTAAAGACATTTCTGCTTGTTTAATCTTAGCCTGTAAGAGGTCAAAAATCTTACTCGACCCACTGTTCTTTCTCTCCTCTATTCTACTAATAGCTATTGGTGTAGAAAGCTGCTTCCAATCAAAGAAAGCTGCTGTCATGCCGTCACTAGGAGTGGTATCTAATACATCATACCCACTATAACTAGCGACTGGTGTTCTTCCGTACATAAGCTGTTCACGAATCTTGTCACCACCATCTTTAGTTTGAAAACCACCCACTGTTTTAAGAGCAGATAAAAAAACCGAACTAGCAAATATATTATCTACTAACTGGTCTCTATAGTTATCCAAAGTGGAAGTAAGCAAGGCATCGTAGTTTATTGTCCTACTAGATGCTGGCATTGTTTAGTTCTCCTTTTGTAAATGGACATTGTTTTGTGTTAAAACACTGTCCTTTGTTTAATCCGTAATCCCTAACTGTTTCTTAGCTATATCAAAGGCTTCTTGTACTGTCTTAGCTTTGCTAGGTGTAACAACTCCTCCCCTACCTTTGCTAGTCTGAGTAATAACCTTCTCTGTTTTAGTAGATGCTTTTTTAACAGTAGCAGCTCTATCAGCTCCAGTCTTACTCAAAGTGTATAAACTATCAAGGTCATCTCTTAAAGAAGGGTGTTTCTTTACCAACTCTGACATTACATCTTCATACAGATACCAATCTGGATGATTTTCGTTCAGGTATGCAATAGCAGTCTGAGCTTTTATATTAGCTTGTTCTGTTCTCATACTAGCTATCGTCGGTGCTAGTGTATCCTGAACTATTTTACGTATCCATTTTGTAGTATCTGTATCAGATACTTCTTCACCAGTTTGTTGATTAACTGGCTGCTGTATCTGAACTCCTGCCTTTCTAGCTAGTTGTTCTATAGCCTGTTGAGGATTTGTCATAAGCTGGTCGTACATAGCTACCTTGTCTCTGTCTCCAGCTATACGTTGCATTGCCCTAGTGAAGGATTTTTGCATAGCCTTAAAAGAAGGTAGCAGTTCCTTTGGTAGCTCATTAGGGTTCATAAATGTTTGTTCTTTATCAGAGGGTTCAACCTCAGTCTCTGTATCAACTTCAGCAACCTCCTCTGTTTCTACTTCTACTTCTACTTCTACTTCTTCCTGCTCCTGCTCCTGCTCAGTGAGGTTCTTACCTTCATCAGTAAGGTTCTCATTTTGTTCTACTACTGTTGGCATTTTAAACCCCTCCTTTTGTTAATAATTACATACTTAAACTTTCTTATAACACTTAAAAAATATATTAAGATAAGTTTTTTCATAATATTAAAATATAATCCTCACCTTATTACTGGAATACGTGCACTAATTGGCCATTTAACAGGAATACCTGGTATATCTTCAGGGGTCACTGAAGCAGCATGAATATAACCATTAAAAGGCGGTGAGATGTCCTGAGTTCCAGTATAGTCGCTTGAACCATATACAAAGTCGCCTATTTTTATAAAATTTATACCATCTCTGGTAGCATAGAATATTCCACCTTTACCTTGAGTATAAGCACTAACAAGACCAATAAATAGAGTATCGTCTACAACAGATAAACGGTATGCTTCTTGTTCATAATCAGGGAAATCAAACATTTTAGTCCAAGTTACTCCATAGTCTGTTGATTTATATATTGCCCCACGATAAGGAGAATTATTAGAATTATGTGTGCCAATATAAAACGCTCCGTTAAAAAATACTAATGAATGTAGAAGCTGATAACCTGCAACATTAAAATCAGTAGTGCTAATCTTATTAAAAGTTGTCCCGTCGATAGATTTATAGATACCACTATCAGCATCAGGCACATTACTGGTAGTAGCATAAATAGCCCCCCCATGCACCAACATAGATGAAAACATTTCTATACCAGTTGGCATTGTATATATAGATGCCCAATTACCACTTGTCCCGCATCCATTGCTTAATAAGCATCTGTATACAGCCCCAGTTTCATTATTATCCCCTTTTACGGACACATAGAGATAACCAAGCCATTCAAAACACCACCGGCCATAAGCCAGTGTTGAAGGTAAAGTGATAATTGATGTCCATGCACCTTCACCTGTATCAGAACGAGTAATTCTTGGAGAACTGGCACTTGTAATGCAGTATAAATACCCATCAGACGCCGAATGAAGCCTACGGCAACCAGTACCAAAAATAGTACCTGTGGACGAAGTCCAGGTAACTCCATCGCTACTATAAAGTATACTCATAGTATTAGTTATATACGTTCCACCAACAAACAGTTTACCTTCATGGATTGCCCAACTATGAACTGTACTTCTATTTGACCCCGCAATGCCGAAATTTGAATTTCCCTGTTCCCATACCCCGTTAGGCAAGGCAAAAACCATTGAAGGCAATAAACTAAATATAAGTGCTATAATAAGTTTTTTCATTTCCACACCACCGTGACATCAGCATCAGGAGTGCCATTTGATGTTGTTATACATAGACCTGAACTGAAATATACCCCTGGGCCATAATTCAAAAACGTCTGTGCTCCTGTACTTACTATCCCTATAGTTGTCCCTGAACAGGCTGTGTTATCATAAATTGTCGCTGTAGTAGAAGCTCCGGCAGTGTTAACCACAACACTAAAAAGATACCCCGCAGCACTCTTGATTTGTGTACCAGTATCTGTAGTTATATTTGTATAAGATGGAGTGGGAGGATAAACGGTGATACTATCCACGCCACTGGAAATTGCCGTGCCGAGGGTGACTTTAAGGTTACCAGACGAATCTATACTAATTAAATCCCCATCTGCATCTTTAATTTCAGCATTTACTTCTAACTGATGTTCTGCATTAATCTCAGCACATATTCCAGTATTAACCCCACATAAAGTTTCACTGTAACTATTAGTAGAAATCAATAAAATAAACAACCATAATATTAATTTTAGTAACATAATTCCTCTCTTTCTGTTAACATTTCTGTTCTAAACCCAAACTTTGTAGAAGTTCCCTTTTATGTCTAGGACTTTTTACAATACACTCTAAAACTGGGTCCGTATAAGGATACCCAACCATACCATTTCTAAATCCATTTATTATAATCTGGTGCATATAACCACCACACTGTTCACAATTTGGGCTTTTATGTCTATCATCTATTTTTCTAAAAGCCTCTTGTCTGTGACCACAAACACATTGATAATCATACACAGGCATCCTAATCACCCACCTCTCTAGCCCAAAAGGGAGCTTCTCTCCAAGCTACATCTACTGTAACCGCTGTTGCAGAAGGTAAAGTTATATAAAGATTAGCATTCATAAGACCCTCTACAAAATCTGGATGTTCATTAAAACCATAAATAGCCCCTGTTTTAGGATTCCTAGCACCAGCTATTATACGGTCTCCTAGCTTTATAGTAACCTCTCCAGTTATGTCTGCATTAGGGTGAAACAGAACACTAAATACCTTTAATTTACCGTTTTTAGGAGTCAGAACCAGATTATCCCCAGAACTAGATACTACAAAACTTTTCTTTTCTACAAGTTGTCCACTCATCCTAACACTCCATTTACTATTTTAGTTAACTCATCACCTTCTAACCACGGATACTCTATAACAAGTTTAGAAACAAGTTGTTCTCTTTTCCACCCAACGGGTTCATAACCTATATAGTTTCTGTTAATTTCATTTACTATAACAATAGCTCTAAACCATATGTCTTGTAAGTTATCCTGTTTCTTTAGTTCAACACTAGAACTAACACTAACCTTAAAACCCTCTTCTTGGTATTTTAGAAAAGATAAACACTTTAACAATAACTTAATTAATAACTGTCTCATGCTAAAATCCTCAACAATCTAATGTTGTTAATCTCCCACGGTTTAAAAGTTACAACCGGAGGAGTTCCAGAAATAAATCCAAGTGTTGGGATATACTTAACAGAACCTGGACTAAAACCTATACCCTGTGCTATTATAAACTTTATCACTATGTAGCCCTTGTTCTTAAAGTTGGGTTAGTTCCATCGTCAAGAGTGAAGGTCATTGATGTTGTTATTCCATCCAACTTTTTACAAGTTATAATTGTTCCGCTTATAGAGAACTCTGTAAGTGCTGACAGTAATTGGAATAAAGCCTGTGTCAGTGTTGGTGCAACCCCATCAGCAGCGTAACTTTCTGTTAATGCACCAGATAAAATAGCTAACCTCGCTTCAGTACACACAGATGCAAGGGCAGCACTATCAGTCCCTCTCATAGCAGCACCATCAAGACCAGCTACATCTACGGCTACGGTATTTAAATCTGTTGCAAGATCGCCAAATGTTGTAGCCCCTGTATGGTCGGCTTTAGCCTCATCCCATATAGCATCAGTTATGTTTTGCACACCCGTTGCTGTAGAAGCTATAGCATCTAAACCTGTTGCACTTAACGCAAAACCTGTTTTATCTCCAACCAGAACGCTTGCACCAATATCTCTTGCTGTTTGAGCAGTGCCAGCTACATGAGTCACATCAACCTCTGGTACTCCATTTGTTGTAGGGGTTGCATAAGCAGTACCGATATGTTGAATTGCATCTATTTGCAAGTAATCAGTAGTAGCTGCTGCAAACAGGGAATCAAACACATTAGCGTTAACCACCATAAAATCATGCCGGACAGGTAAACAAAGGGAGTCATCATTAATAAGTATAGTGAGCCTACCTTCTGTGTCTACATCACCAGTTACAAGGTCAAGAGCATAATAACCATCTGCACTTGTTATAGCTGCCAATGTGCCTGTAATTGCTGTCACTGTAGTAGCCCCATGCTTTATAATCTCTGCTTCATCTGCACCGGCTATAGTAAGTGAAGTTACAGGAGTAAAGCCGTCTCCTACCGCTACTACGGGACCTATTAAAACTTCTGTTACTGTATCTGCTTTAAGATATTGCATTAAACTCCACTCCCTATATGGTGATTATAATGAAACATGGCGATTGGTATGGAAAGCCCACCACCACCTGCTGCTGTATAGTCTATATACATTGACCCTTCTCTTGCATACACCCCGTTTCTTGCACCAAAGGGATTTGGTAATGTTGTCTGATTATCATCATATTGCATATCCTCATAACCAGGTGTAGTAGAATCATAATAAATTGTATCTCCAACAGCATCACAGGCAACAGCAAGAAAATAATCTGTCCCTGAAGTCAATCCTGTCCATGTAACAGCACCAGATACCCACGCGCCAGAAGTACTTGTGACTAAAGCAGCATCAGCACTATTCAGCTTAGCATTTCCAGATATATCCCCATCACCTACCTCGTAAGCTCCACCAAGCCATGATTGAGATGTAGTAGATTTACCGTAAACATAGAATGTTCCTGGATTTGCATCTCCAGAAGCAGAACAGTTAAAACGATTAACAACAGCACGAACATTAAGGGCATATGTACTTGCACCAGCTACGTTATATCCTATAGTTGGGTCTATAGTTACAGGGTATGCAGCCTTACTTAACCACATATCATCAATGATTATTGTCATGATTTTTGTAATTGGGTCAATAAAAAGCTCTCCCCAAATAGACTTCCCCATAGCATCTGTCACGTGAGGTCTATAGATATGGCAGAACTTACCTGTCTGATACTGATTATTTTTCTTATCCCAATAAACAGCATAAGAACCAATTACATTATCTGGTCTATAACAATCCATCTTCTCTGTATTTGTAAGTTCGGGTTGATAGTAGAAGTTAAGACCATCAGGGAAAGCTAAATTGAACGTAAATTTATTTGAAGTTGGTATAATTGGAAGTATAATTTCATATTCTAATTCATCTTTTGGTGTCATGTAAAACTTATGAATTTCTCCATTCTTGTCTGTTATCTCAACAGCATCAGTTGAATAAATTTCCTTCTCTGTTGTAATAGAAACTGGATAATTAATATTCAGCCAACATTCATCAGCCCACCTATTGAAATTGATATTAGGAACAAACTTATCAAGTTTACTCCCGATAAGAATATCAGTTTTCAAGTCCTGAAATCCTAAATGTGATGCAGAATATTCTGTTTTTGTTTTAACTAACTCCATTTACTGTATCCCCAGAATTTTAGGTGGGCTTGCCTTCTTTTTATACATCTAAACACTCCCATCCATTTCTGCATGTATATGAGTAGCCTCTACAATAATATCCCAACTATTACCGAGTTCAATTCGTAACATTCTAGCTATTTCTTCTACCTTACCTACCTCTAAATTCTTAGTTCTTAAATCCCACGCTAGGTTTTTATAATGCAAAGAACCCTGCATGTGTTGTCCGTCATTAGCTGAGGTTATAACCGGAACTATGGAAGGTGTATATAAGTCCCACGCTTTAATCACGGCTGTAACAAAAGCTGCAAAATGTAGATTAAAGCTGTGAAATTTAACACCGTCTTTTATTAGTAAACCTCTGTCCATATCTGTTCCTGTTATGCCTCCGCTCATTTATGTATACCTAATCTAAACAACGCACCTAAAGCTATTAAACTTAGAATAGTTATAATAACCGCTTTTATAATTGTTCTCCATATAGTTTTAGAAGTATCGTCACACCACTTCATCCATTTATCTATAAACTTATGATGTTCAAAATGTAACTCCCTATCTACCCAAAACTGACTCAACTTCTCATCTATAGCTTCTGCTACAGCACTTTTAACCTCATCACGTGTCACTGATTCATTCCCAAAGTTTTAGCCATATCTCCAGACATAGATGGCTGACCTGGTTGGCCGCCTTGTAATTTCTGCTGTTCTATAATCCTCATAGCTGCTTCTTGTAGTTCTGCTATGATAACCTTATCTTTTACACCAAACATTTTAGCTGTTTTCTGTAACAGAGTAGGAGATAAAGCTATCTGTGGGTTCATAGCTACAAATTGTGTAAAAGTTACCCAACTAACTCTTTCAGATTCAGAAGTTTGTGGTACCAAACTGTCTGCTGCTACTTCGTACAAAAACTCACCCTGACCACTCTGTAGGTTCTGTGGATTCAGGTTCTTCCATTCTGCTCCTGTTTCACCTACTATGTTAATTAGTGTGGGTAGAGTAAGTTCATTTTCATACAGTAAGATTAACTTCCTAGCTACTTGTTCTAAGAAGTCAGAAACACTACCTAAAACTCCACGCTTTCTATTCTCTTGTCTATTACTAACTAACTGTGCTACAGTAGCCTTCTCAATCTGAGCCATTTCGGATTCTGGTATAACCTCACCAGCTACATCCATAAAATCCTTACGAAGCATGTTAACATCAAAATAAACAGCTTGGTCTAAAGAAGGGTCTTCTATAGCGTTTATATTCCTACCAGACCCACCTTTAGTTTTTATAACCATACCATCATAGGGTTCTTCTAGTTTAGAAAGTTCTGTATCATCTATAGCACCTTCTTCTACTTCATATTTTCTGTTAAAACGCTTCCTGTGTGTAATAATCTGATTTCTGGTTATGTTGTATTCATCCTGTGGCCCTAACTGGTGCCATATATAAGGTATAGGATAGGGACTATTCCGACGGTCTATAAACCACATAAACGCATAAGGATGACCCTCTATACCATCAGGAGTAGGGTCATTACGGAGTTCCTTGTCATAACCCTCTGATATACAGATAATCCGGTTTTCTTTTATGTCGTAAATTTCCCACACATAAACTATTTCACGTTTCTTATTTGTAACATTACCAGGTAGGCTGCTGTTACCACCAGACAAAGGCTTAGCTATATCGTTACCTATTTTACGTTCTTGTTCTAGTTCCTTATCCTCCTGTCGAACTTCAAAGGCTTTTATGTCTGCTGTGTTCTTGAATAATTTATTAGCCTTAACCTCATCAACAGTCATCTCTATTCGTTCAGCTACCCAGGTTATGGTTTCTATACTGTCTGCAAAAGGGTCAAACAGTATATCATCAGGATTTCTACGTTGTACTAGAAAGTTCTCTTTGTATAGTTCTGTAGAAGCTTCTTTTTCTACATAACCATTTTCATCCATTGTAGGTAAGCCAGTAGGACCTGTTATAGCTTTACCAGCATTAGGGTTGTCTCTGTGATAGGGTGTGTAGAAAGTTTTAGCTACTCCGAAGTTTATAAAAGCATCTAGTACTACTTTTTGTAGTTCTCTTTTAAAACCCTGTTCCCTAACGTGATAATTTAACACAGATTCTCTTAGATTAGATTGTTGGTCTAACTGTTGAGCAAGCATTATAGAACCTATCATGGTTCTAGCTGGACGTACGTTGAATTCGGGAGTTATTGTTTTAAAACTATCTAACTGAGTTTTAACATTAGCAAATATTAGGTTAATAGTTATAAAGGTTTCCTGTGGCCACCAGCTAGGCTGTTGATAACCTTCCCAATACTTATCGAGGTCATCTACCCTGAAAGTGTCACGCCATTTCTTTTTAGTAGCCTGCCCACATTTAATCTTGTCAAGCCATTCTGTTACTAGTTCACTTGGCATTTATAAAAGCACTCCTTAACGCTGATTGTACTTTACCTTTGTGTTTCTTTCTCTTGTTAGCTGTGGCGTAGAATACAGACTTCCCTTTTTTCTTACCGTATTTAGAAGTCATCTTTTTCATAACTTCAGAGCCGTGACCACCATAATATTTACCAATAGGCATAGCTACCTCTATTAGCCTTCGGGGGCTTCGCCCCCTCAGTGGGGAACATTTTTGTAGACGGGATAGGATTTCCGATTTCGTCTGACCCAATAACCACCAGCGGAACGTTCCCCAACAAACCGCCTAACTGTTTAAAGTCCAAGCTACTGGGCCAAGTCATATAATACCCCTGTTCATCAACCCAAACACTTCTCTTCTGTTCTGTCCAGTTCTTTTACTAATAGCTGTAGCTGTTAACATACGTTCCCGCAAGGCTAAAAAGCTATTAAAAGGAGTCTTAGCAGCTATCTTGGCTGGATTAGGTCTAGTCATTATACCATACCGTAAGGCATCACAAGCATGATCGTTCATTTTTTTAGGTTGTTCTTTACTAGTGTCTTCACTACTACGATTCTTCCATATATAATCAGGTATTTCCAGAATAAGGTTAACACAGTTTCTGAAAATAAAAAGGGTAGGGCTACCTAGAGTAGCTGTTAGTGGATGAATCTTATCTGGCCTAATGGTCAGGAACTCCCCTACCCTATTTATACCAGCTTCTACTTCGTTGTTAGCCTTGCTACAGTATAGACCGTGTTCTCTGTATTCATCAGCTACAGACCAGAATTTGTGGTCCTTCTCCATAGTCCTACCCCAAGATTCGGGAGGAAGTTTTGTACAGGTATAGTCTTCATTCTCTGATAGCGACTTAATAGCTTTACAGTGGTCACTGACCAAGCCAGGACTGTAATACTCCCGATAAACATAAATATTCCCGTCATAATCTATAGCAAACCATAAGCAAGCTGTAGGATTAACCTGCCCGTGGTCTATGGCTCTGAACTTACGCCATTCCTGTGGTATGGAGAAAGGCTCTATAACATGATCGTTGAAGTCAAACATAGGCCAAATCTGACCAGCTAAAGCATCCCAGTTCCCTTTTATATACTTAGAAACCCAAGATTCTGGATTTGATTCTTTAAGGTCAGGGATGTAGTCAGAGGGTAGGTAGGGATTATCTGTAGGAAGAGCCTGTATAAAACTATGTCTAGGTAAAGGTTTACCCATCTTCTCAGGAGTTACAAACAGATTCTTAACCCAACCTGGTTCAGGATTACTGGCTAATAGACCTGTAAATGGAGGGTATGTACCAGAAGGGAGCTTCCATCTAAGGCGGGATTTCAGCATTCTGAAGTTATCCAACACTGTTTCAGAAGCTTCGTCTATACCAAAAAAGCCTATCTCCAGTGACTTAATACGTTCAAAATCAGAAGCCTCTCCCAAACCACCGTAGAGGATTTCACTTCCGTTTGTAAAGTAAAGCATTTTATCTGTTTTATGGTGATTAGACAACAACCGCTGCTTAGTGATTGATTCTATTTCTGCTACTAACTTTAGGAGAGTTTTCAGTGTAGTATTAACAAAAGCTCTAGATTCATGTCTACAGAGAAAGCCTCTATTACCATTAAAAGCTAATGACAACCGTAAGCTCTCTGCTGCTACTGCTACCGACTTACCTCCTCCTACCGCACCTCCGTATAGCTTATACCTAGCTGGACAATCCCTGAACTGAGCCTGTCTGTGTGTAGGGCCTTTTACTCCGTATAGAAGGTCTATACCAGTGTCAGTCGGTGTTAGTAGCACTATCTAGTTCTCCTGTTTCATTCTGAACCTCCCAGTGAGGAGGAGTATATAGATTAATAGAACCTGAAACTTCTTGTTCTAATTTGATAGCAGGATTAAAACCGGTTCGGTTTAGGATTTCCCTCGCTGACTGTAGCCGAACTCTGGGGTCTGTATCGGTTACAGTATCAGACAGAGCATCTATAGCTTTATCAGACAGAATATTCAACTTGTCCTGCCTACTAGACCTACGCTCTTCACGGAGTTTAGATTCAACCTGCTTCCATATTTGGCTACTTCTCAGAAGGGAAAGCCTAGATTCTGTTATAGAAAACTCCGCTGCTACTTGTCTAGGTAGAACTCCTTCCAAAAGCCTAAGCATAATCGCTTCGTGTCTGGCAGATAGCTGGTCTATATCGGACATAAGAGTAGTCATTTCCTGTATAGTGTAGCAGGGCTTTTAGGAAATGTCAAGATTTTTTTTAAAAACAAATGTCCATTTATACACTCTTAATACACTTTGTAAACATTACACCCTTGTATAGCTCAGAATGGCCAAAGGTCGCTTAGACATTTACAAAATAGCTTTTTCAGAAATGTCAAGATTTTTTTAAAAAGAACGGTCAATAGATATAACTAAAAGAATGTCCAATAAAATTATTAAATTCTTATAGTCAGTGCTTAGCTAACAAACAATGACCGTTGTTTAGAAGTTACCTAGTTAGAAACAGAGGCTTCCCTGCCTTTAAACCACCCACCGCCCCCGACCCCCCCTTATGGCCTCCTACTTAGATCGGGATAGCTGGAAAGGATAAACTCCAGCTATTTCGGAATAAAGACTTGCTATCCTGCTGAGGTCTGCTATAATTATATTAAGACTTGCAATTATGCAGGCTATAAAGGAGATATAAGATGAATAAAAACCACAAAGAAACAAGAGAGGTAGATGCAAAAAAGGTCAATCAGAAGAAGACTATTGATATTATGGTTTATTCTGATGCAGACCTTAAAGAATGCACCCACTTTCCTTTTGAAGAACTGAAGTTTATCAATAAACAACTTATAATCAAGGCAATGGATGCTTGTAGAAAAGAGATGGAAGAGCCTGAAAAGGCTAAAGATAGAGAATTGCTATCCCTGCTGAAGGGCCTTTCTCCGGATCAGCTTGCAGCTATTCAGAAGATGCAGCCAAAGGGATAATATCCCTGCCCAATAGCACCCTATAGAGGGCATAGCAATCAATCGCTATGCCCTCTTTTTTTGCCTTATCCCTGCTATCCTATCCTATCCTATAGCTTGCTATCCTGATAAAGGCTATATAGCCTTGTAGAAGCTCACAAGCCCAACTCTATGCTATCAAAGGCTTTCTGAGCTAAACTATTCAAAAAAAATGCTATCCCGAAATTAGAAAATATACCTATCTATTCCTAAGCTATTGATATATAAAGCTATATCCTAAAATAAGCTAAAATAAAAAGAGATAAGCTTTCCCTATTCCTAAGCTATTGATATATAAGCCCATACCTCAGAATGAGCAAAGGTAGGGATAAGCTTTCCCATCATGCAAGCTATTGATTTTATAGGCAATATATCAAAATGAGATAAGATTCTGCAAAAGGGCTATGCCTATGCCTACCCCCCCCCTTTTTCTATGTAGTCTTCCCTTACGTGTAGTCTGTACGTGTGTGATTTTTTTTTTTTTTTTTTTTTATATAAACACTACACGTAGTCTGACAGTAGATTAGTAGGACAGACGTAAGCCGAGGCATAGGCAGGCATAGCCTATTTTGCAATTCTTATCCCTATTTAAGAATAGCTCATATATATCAATAGCTTAAATAGCATCAAAGCTTATCCCTACTTTATCTCATTCTGCTATTTAGCAATAAAATCAATGGCTTAGAGATAGCAAAAGCTTATCCCTACTTTAGCATTATTTTATTTCTTAGGCATTCATATCAGATATCAAAGCTATTGATTTTATTAAGAATTTCCCTCTTTAAATATATGCCTTGCTATTCTATTCTATCTCTGCTATATTATAAGGAATGAGCAAATATTATAATAAAATGCAAGCATATCTTATTCAGAAACAACGTGTAGCTACCTACTCCGAGTCTAAAAAAATAAAAAACCTTCTATGTGAATTAGTCCGCAGAGACCCTTCCTGTGGTCTGGATGTGAGTGAGTTCTGGAAGTTAAGGGAACAGTTAAGACATTTAAGTAGAGTTCTGGACGACAAAATGCGACAGAACTTCTTGCTACGTATAGGAGATATAAACCCACTAAAAACTTTAATAAAGTAGGTAGTAGATAGAAAACCGAAAGGAGGTGATGTAGGATGGATTTTGTACAATTAGAACAGTTTCTTAGTAGTAGTCCAGAGATGTTGCAAAAAGAAACTG